TACAAGATCAAAAATCATCCCTTGATATTAATATTAAAAAATTTACTAAAATAAGTGCTGGTACTTTACTTTCATTAACCATTTTAAGAGATTTAATTCAACAAGTATTAGATCTACTTAAATTGTTAGACCAACAAATTCAAAATTGTACTGAAGATGCTGAATTAATTGAAATTAATGAAGAATTAAGAATAACAAATGATAGTACTACTCCTTCAATAACCCAAATAAATGGTTTTACAATGGGTACTGAAACTGAATCAACTACCAAAAATTTAAAACGTAAAAGAGCCACAGCAGAAAACAGCCAAGGAGTTATATTACTCCGTGGAGAATATTCATTTAGCTCATCAGATCAAATATTAATTGATGAGTTAGTGTTTTATATTCAAAGTAATGATTTAAAAGCTAATTAATTAAATATTTATAACAGATGAAGACTAGCATATTTAAAAAAATGATTAAAGAGGCCGTTAAAGAGGCAATCCAGGAAGAATTAAAGGACATATTACTTGAAGCAGTAAAATCTCCAAAACAAAATATAACAGAATCTCACAATCCTGTTAATCTTAGTTCAAAACCACCATCTGCAGATCTTAGAAAGGGTTATATGGATATTTTAGATGAAACTGCCTTAGGATTTACAAGTAAGGATGTAGCACAACCCTTCAATCCTACAGCTGGGGGGGATTCGGTTAATGGACCTTTACCTGAGGGGGAGTTAAGTATGGATCAAATTACTAATTTAATGATGGGTAAATAATGGCATTCGGAGAGCAACAAATATTCCCAATTGATCTTAATAACAATTCTGCTGTAGGAGTTAATCTTCCCTTTAATGGCCCCGCTACTTTTATTTCAAATTATCAAACTAGAGATGCTATTAAAAATAATCTTATTAACTTTTTCCTAACAAATTCTGGAGAAAGGTTTTTAAATCCTAATTTTGGGGGGGATTTGAAAGATTTTATTTTTGAGCAAATTGTAGAAGATAATATGGATGCTATTATAGATAGTGTATCTTCTAAAATAGCAGCTTCATTCCCTAATGTTATAATCTCTTCTTTGAATGTATTAAAAAATGAAGATAGTAATACAATAATAATAGAATTAAAATATTATATTAACAATACAAATATAGTAGATGAAATAACCTTATCCTTTAACTAATGATACCTACAAAAAGAGATATTAAATATATAAATAGAGATTTCTCAGATTTTAGACAACGTTTAATAGAATACTCTAAAACCTATTTCCCTAATACATACAATGATTTCTCCCGATCTTCACCTGGGATGTTATTTATGGAACAAACTGCATATGTTGGGGATGTTTTAAGTTTTTATTTAGATAACCAACTCCAAGAAAATTTTATACAATATGCTAGCCAAACTAACAACATATTTGAATTATCTTATATGTTTGGTTATAAACCTAAAACAACAAGTGCAGCTCAAGCAACAATAGACTTCTTTCAACAACTCCCAGCTATAACAAGTGGATCAATTACTACCCCAGATTATAGTTATGCTATGACTATTAATGAAAATACAACTATAAGTTCTGATACAGGCGGATCTGGATTCATAATTCAAGATAAAATAGATTTCTCTATATCAAGTTCAGAAGATCCTACCGAGGTATCTGTGTATCAAATAACAGGTAATTCTCCTCAATATTATTTGTTAAAAAAATCAAGAAACGCTATATCTTCTAATATACAAACTATATCTTTTAACTTCACTACCCCACAACCATTCCAAACTGTAAATATAGATCAACCCAACATTATAAAAATATTAGATGTAATTGATTCAGATGGTAACCAATGGTATGAAGTAGATCATTTAGGTCAAGAGATGGTATTTCAATCTAAAAATAATACTAATATAAATGATCCTAATGCTATTGCTAGTAATGGAACAACTCCCTTAATTCTTGAATTAAAAAAAGTACAAAGAAGATTTGCTGCAAGATTCACATCTTTATCAAACCTCCAAATCCAATTCGGATCTGGAACCTCTATAGATAATGATGAAGAGATTATTCCTAATCCTGATAATGTGGGAATAGGTTTACCATTCAAAAAAGATAAACTTACATCAGCATATTCCCCTTCTAACTTTTTACACACAGGGACATATGGGATTTCTCCTTCCGACACAACTTTAACAATTAGATACTTAACAGGTGGAGGAGTTAATTCTAATTCCCCAGCTTCATCTTTGACAGGTTTATCTACTATTAATACTACTTTTAATAATACAAATCTAAACGCAACAACTGCAAATTATATATTTGATTCTTTAGCATCCACAAATCCATCAGCTGCAGATGGTGGAGGTGGTGGTGATACTTTAGAAGAAATAAGACAAAATACTTTAGCTCTTGTAGCCTCCCAACAAAGATCAGTTACTGCTGATGATTACCTTATTAGAGCTCTAAGCATGCCCTCAGAATATGGTGCTGTAGCTAAAGCGTATATTGAACAGCCTAAATTAACAGATGATCAAGTTTCAACTGTAGAAACTCTTAATCTATTTTGTTTATCTAAAAATATAAATGGTTATTTATCATTACCCTCAACTCTTTTAAAACAAAATTTAAGAACTTATTTATCCCAATATCGTATAATAGGAGATAATATTGAAATTAGAGATGCCTTTATTATTAATATAGCACTTAATTTTGAAATAATAGTATTACCTGAATATAATAATAATGAAGTTTTAATACAGTGTATAAATGAATTAAAATCTTATTTCTTAATAGATAAATGGCAATTAAATCAACCTATATTTTTAAGAGATTTATTTATACTTTTAGATAAAGTAAGAGGAGTACAAACTGTTAAAGATATAACAATATCTAATAAAGCTGGAACTACTACTGGATACTCTCAATATGCTTATGATATATTAGGAGCAACTCAAAACCAAGTAATATACCCCTCTTTAGATCCAAGTATATTTGAATTAAAATACCCTAATCAAGATATTAAGGGAAGAGTTGTTCCTTTATAATATTTATAATCATGGCTATATATAAAATTTTCCCATACAAAGATTCAACTCTCTACTCCTTATACCCAAATAGTAATTTTGGTTTAGATGCTATTAGTGAAGTTAATAATCAACTAAACATAGATGGTAAACCCTATGTAGCAAGATCTCTGACTCAATTTGATAATGATAGCATAACCGATATAATTAATAATAAAATTAATGGTAAATCTTGGGATGTTAACTTTAGATCTTTTATAGCTGAGGCTCAAGGAATATCAACTTCCCAAATTTTAGAATTATATCCTATAGCTCAAGAGTGGAATAATGGGACTGGAGAATTTCTAGATTCCCCAATTACTACAAATGGTGCAACATGGGTAGATGCTTCATCCTCAGGTTCTAATTCATGGAGTACTGGGGGTACTGTAGGAACAGAATTATTTACAAGCTCATTTAATTCCTCATATGCAGTCCAGGGAGGCGGTAATTTCTTCTACTCAGGCTCCGGGGTCACATCTTATAAAGTTACTCAATCATTTGGTTTAAGAAGTGAAAAGGATATAAATGTAGGAGTAAAAACTATAGTTTCTAAGTGGTATAGTGGTTCAATTGCTAATAATGGGTTTATAATTAAATTATCATCATCTGCTGAATTCAATCCATCAGCATCAAACCAACCTATATTTAAATATTATAGTGTTGATACAAATACTATATATCCTCCCCAATTAGAATTCAAATGGGCAGATTATTCAACAGTACTCACAGGCTCCCTATCTAGTAGTATAGTAACAAGTCCTACTCTTAAGGTATCTCTAAATGAAAACCCAGGAGTATTTAGAAATAGTAGTATAAATAAATTTAGATTGAATGTCAGTCCTTTATACCCACCTAGAGTATATCAAACTGCTTCCTTATATCTTTCAAACAAATACCTACCAACATCTTCTTATTATGCTCTCCAAGATCTAGATACTAATGAATTTATTATAGATTTTGACTCACAATATACTCAAATAAGTGCAGATAGTACTAGTAATTATTTCACTCTATATATGGATGGGTTAGAACCTGAAAGATACTATAAGATTTTAATAAAAACCGATATTGATGGCTCTACAAAAATATTTGATGAAGAATATTATTTTAAAATTGTCAATTAATGGAAGAAATAAATTTAAATAAGACAGTATATAATAAAGGAACCTATTCAAAAGTAATTGATACTTCTTTCTCTCAATTAGGGGTTAAAACTATACAAGAGCAGTTAGAGGACCAGCCTACAGTTAATGATTTCTTTATATTATATAATGAGTTATTTTATGATATCCCTGAAAATGGTGAAGTAAATTCTCATGAGTACTTAATAAAACAGAGTACAGAATATATAAAATTTGATGAAATAAATGAAGAAATAGAAGCACTCCAACAAGAAATAACTCAACTTAGAATAGATTTACTTGGAGAGCAAAAAAGATTTATAGAATTACAAACTGGTGTTATATTAGAATAAAATAATGGCTGAAATTACGCAAATAGAAGCAACTTCAATAGCATCCCAAGATAGTTACTCTGACTCAGACGAGTCATTAATTACCTCATTTAATGTTGATACCTTACTTTCAACTTCAAGTTATATAGAAGTAAATATATATGATTTAAATAATACTCTATTATATAATGATTATAACTACACTTCATATACTATCCAAAATGATGGTCAATCTGCATCCTCAGGAGAAATATCTTCACTAATAGTTAACCCAGAATTAGATTTACAAGATGTAGGATTCGATCAGGGGGAATATAATATATATTATTCTTTCCTAAATAAAAAAGTAGGTTCCCAAATTGAACAGCTCTACATATCTGAAATATCCTCAGATAGAACTGAAGTAAGATTAGATAGTATTACTATAGATGATATATCTTTAACAGAACAATCTAATGCCTTTATAAATGAAAGAGCTAATAGTAATTACTTTTTAGATTTTTATCTAAATTTTGGAGATAATAATTTAATATTATCAAACAACATCCAATTAGAAAATACAGATCCAAATAGTATCTCTATATTAATTAAACTTTATGAACCTCTACCAGAAGGATATGATATCAATTCCCAATTATGGGTAGTCACTACAATTGAAGATCCCTTAGCTTATAATGTAGTTTTTGAGGAAGAAGATATAATATTTATAGATTCATCACCTCTAAAAGGTCCAAATTTTAACCTAGATATAAAAGATCAAATTAATAATTCCACTAATGAATTATCGTACACTGACCTAATATCAACAAACCAATCCTCTTCCACTAACCAATTAAATACTCTTCTAGGCACAAAAGAAATCAGCATTAATGTAGATTATACAGATTTTAATGATTTTATCCATTTTAGCTCTGCTAAAACAAGGCTAGAAAATTTTTATTATAAAATGAGTCTCTTAGAGGGATACTCATCTTCTATAGCTACCATTAATACTTTAATAACTGGGTCAACATCCCAATCCTTAGCTGTAAATGAGAGTAAAACTTTATATGAGGGTAAAATAAGTAATATTTTAACTAATTTTGATGGTTATGAATATCACTTATACTATGAAAGTGGTTCATCCTCTTGGCCTAAAACCTCATTAACCCCTCCATACCAAAATGCAACAACAGGAAGTACAGCTGTTATAAATTGGTTTGGAAGTACAAATGAAAATTTTCCTACATATGGGGGAAGAATTGAATCTTCTTCTTTCTATGATGGTAATAATA